TAGGCATAGGAGCACCCATACCTGGCATACCACATTCTTGTATGCTTTCTTTCAGCATACCTGATAATTTTCTCAAATCATTAATGCCTGGTTCAGGCATACTGATGTCTAATTGTTTGATACCATCACCTAGTACAGGAGTTTCAGTGATTCTAGGTCTTTCAACTCTAGGATTTTGTCCGTCTAGTTCTGCTAGGCGTTGTAGTACATTGATCATTTGCATAGTTATTTCCTTCTAGGATCCGGGGCTTGTGTTAAGTTAGACTTTGTGTTATACGATGTATTATCGTTTGAAGTTACGCCTGGGTTTTTATAAACTTCATCTGACACGGCATTGGGAATTTGTTCTCCAAGTTCTGCTCTACGTTTCTTAGAGTCAGCACTTAAAGATCTAATTAGATTCTCATTGTGTTTGATACCCCAATGATCGTCCCAATTGGCATTAGGAGATTCTTTGTAATCAGGATCGTTAAGTAGAGCAGTATCTCTAAACTCTCCGATGGGCTGTTGGTATTCTTCTGTTGGCTCATATGGAGAACGAACTACTAATTCTTCGTTTGTTCTGCCTAAATTTGAACTTAGGTATTCTGTTAATTCGTTTGATGTAGTAGGATAATCTAGTGTTACTTCCCATACATTAACATTACGATTTCTAATCTTTGGAAAGTCTAGAGGAAATGATTGTACTGGAGTTTGACCTGTTTTTTTGAACTCAGTTATACTGAAGCGATCTAATAATCCGCGTAATTTAGTCTCATCCTCTGTCGTGACATCACCGGCTACCTTTACACGAAAGGTATAAGTTTTTTTAGATTCGGTAAGATATTCTTTAAGTGATTTCATAGTAATTTATTTATCCATCTTTTTCAGTTTCTCAAGGAGGCTATTACGGTCTGTAATTAGATACCCTTCTGCCTGAATTGCTTCGGGATCTTGATTTCCTTGCTTTTTATCAATACCATACTTCTTAATCTGTAGGTCAATCATTTTAAGTTTTTTGTCTATTTTGTTAGATTTGGCTGTAATTGCGGCATTCATCATCTGTGCGGCAACTTCAAACATCCGAGCACCGTATCGTGCTTCTACATTCATTCCTAAATCCATTAGGTCATCGTATGCTTGTTCTGCTTTGTTTGCTAGACTATCTAGTTCAGCATCACTAACATCGCCTAACCCTTTAACTCTAGGCAATGCGGCGGCAATCTTATCAAATTGTTCTAGTTTATCTTCTAAACTGATTACAGGTTGATCAGTAACTTCGACAGGCTCGATAATGGGTTCTTCTGTAGGAGGAACGTTAAAAAGTTCTTCTAGTTTTTTTGTCATAATCTTACTTATCGTTTTTTACCGGTGTGAAACAAATCTTCTTCACTTACTACTCTAAAACGTAATCCCATACGTTTGCACCATACTTGAGCGGCCTGCCATTTAGCCATATTTTTAACATACTGTGCTTGATTATAGGGATTTTTTCCTACTGATTCTAGCATTGATTGATTTTTAGGTTTTATCTCAATAAGTTCTGCGTGTTTTTTCATATCCTTATCAACATACACAATTAAAAAATCAGGAACATAGACAGTATTTTTTCCTGTTAATGGATCTTTATAGGGAATCTTCACACTTTCACTAGCCCATTGTTGCACCGCAGGATTGTTATCACAGAACATCATGAATGTCATTTCCCAACTTGATCGATAAGTTGGCTCTCCAACCCCTACATATTTTTCAGGGTTATTAATTTTGAATTTTCCTCGGGCAGTTGCTCTCATGCTAATATATTTCTTTTAACATTATCAACAGGAATTACAGTTTGAATGACTCCTAGACTGCTAGTTTTGTATCTGTTATTATTAAGTATTTCTGCTACAAGTGCGTTAAGATCAGTTTGCCCTAGACCTTTAATACTTTCTAAAATTGCCATAGCGTTGTATCCGTCTTTTTTTGCTTGAGTTAAGATTGCAATAGAAATATTTTCAGCAGTTTCTGTTAGCCATCCACGTGTTTCTAATATACCCATCATTGCTATTAAAACATTATTATTAAGTTGTAAAGGTGTGGTATTATAATTATTAAAATTCTTTAATGTTGCATCACTAGAAGATGCAGGTTTGTTAATAGGTAAATTTGTGTACATCATATTAAGCAAAATCTGTAGTATCGTCGGAACCACTGCCTGCTTCTACAAATTGATTATTGTTAGTATCTTGAGCATCTGCTTCTGCAAATAATTTTTTTGATTCTTCATCAGTTAATTCTCTTGACGTAGTACTTGCTGACGGAATATCAGATGGATTATCTGCTTCTGCGTTATTTTCTTTCTGAGCATTTTCTTCAAGTTGTTTTTGCACCATGTATGCCTGCTCGGCATCAGCCGCCGCCGCTTCTGCGGCTCCTATACTATTAGCAAGTTCTTGAGGGTCAGTGTATCCCGTTGCTTCCATTTTTGTCATAACAGCATCAACTTTGGCAGGGTCTCCGCTGGCTTCAGCCGCCGCAAGTTCTGCATCGTGTTGTGCTTTTAATTGTTTTGCATCTGCTAGTGCGGCTCGTTGTGCTAAGATCTGATCTCTTGCTTGAGCCGGAGATAAATTTCCACTAGCCAAGGCTTGCGAAATACCAACTCCACTAACTCCACCAACTCCACCTCCTCCAAATAATCCTGCTACTGAACTTGTAAGTTTATTTACTGTAGAGTTTCCACTGCCTCCTGTGTTGAACACCGCTCCAAGAGCACCTGCTGAACCTGCTATTACTCCTGCAAGACTAGAAGAACCGCCAACAAGAGAACCAAGCGCAGTCTGAACTCCTTTCCCCGATGCTAAATTGCCTAATGCACCACCTGCTATGTTTAATGCTTCTGCTCCAAGACTTGCGCCAGTAACATTTTTTAAATTTTTAACTAAATTTACAGCACCTTTTATTTTCTGAAAAGGATTAAGATTTTTACCTGGTACAGGACTATCTTTAGATCCCCCCAACGGATAAGCAAATTCAGGACTCCCACCGTCTCCCCCCATTAGTTCAGTAATACCAGCAACAAGGCCATTTGGGCCTAATATACTGTTATTACCTTTACCTACAATGCTTAATGGGCTAGGCGTTTTATCGTAATTAGTTAAATAAAATTCGGGAGAACCTTTAGCACCCACTCGGCCATTTGCATACTGAACTGCTTCGTATCCAACGGTCATTTTATTTTCTAAAAATTTACTTTCAGATTGATTTAGTGTATCATGGCTCCATTCTGTTATCATGGGGTTCAATAAATTAAATCCAGTATACTGATGTCTGTTAATTTGAAACAATTCTATACTTCGAAAAAACGGTTGAAAATTTTTAATCTTATTATTAAGGCCGTATGCTATTGATTTTGCATCTTCGGCAGTGTATTTTATGTTACCGTATTTTTCAGGGGGACTTGGATCTAAATATGTATTTTCCGCATCGTCGGCAAAATAATATCTATAATATGCTTCCCACAGACTTGTTGTTGTATTATTATGATCATCATGGAACGACATACCAATTGGTATATATTCTATTTTATTTTGAACATATGATTTTCGATTATATTGGTTTAATACTTCAGTACCTATTCTAAATTTAGGTAGATCAGCAGTTTTTACTAACATTCCGATAACGCGACCGTTTTTATCAATAAAACTATTAACTAATGGACTCTTTGTGAGAGTGTTTATGTTAAATTGAACATAAAAAATCCAACCGTTCTTAGGAGCATACTTATAAAAATCATCAAGATATAATCGAGATGCGTGTGCATAACTCTGTAAAGAGTTAGAAGAAAAAACACCGCCTAAAAATTTTTCAAGTACACCAGCCATAGTAATATTTAGCCGTTAAAAACCAGGTTAAAGTGAAGTAATTTTAATTATATAGTCGGAGCAGATTGCAAAACAATTTGCACCAATGGTGTTAATCAGAGTGGGATCTTCCCATTCTGGCATAACCATTACACCTAGTTTAGGAAGTTTCTTTCCAGGATACGTCCATATAAAGCCTTTGCTAGTAATAGTATAGTCGTCTTCTTGGTGCCAAAAGTAGTTTAATTTAATATTGTATTGGCAAAACTCTAACGCTTCTAAATTTTTACAATGAATCCAGAGTCCGGGTTGATTAATAAATGTTTCATCAATAGGCCAATCCGGACTGTCGTGCCCTAAAAATAATTCGTTATTAATAACACGTAAGTCAACTTCACAATCAAATCCTTTCTCTAACGAGTTGAGTATTTGTTCAGGACAATTTTCTAAACTAGAATTAGGGCCGTCTGTGAGCCCTCTATGTGCTATGTATTTCATTTCTTATTATCCAAAATCTTCTTTGACCATGTGTCCATTCTTTGGTATTATTGACTTTCCAATCGTACTTATGAAAGTCTGCATTAAGATCAGCATCATCATATCTTACATAATTTGCACCAGTTTTATTAATGCAAACTTCTACCATAGCGGCAGACGGTCTAGACCCAATTCCATTGACAGCCTGATCATATCCACTTTCGTTAGTTTTTATTTCAAATGTAGGGTCATCGCTATCACATACTTCTGTTTCTAAAAATATTATTTTACCATGTGCTATTGCAGTTTTTAAATCTCTTTGCCAGTCGTCTAAATGATATAATACACCCCAATGTATGACGACATCGAATTGTTCTTTTAAATCCCATTCTTTATCTTGATCAACATGCAATACTGTTGAATTGGGATTTGTTTCTTTAATCTTTACGGTATGGTCTTGATTACCGTCAGCAAAAGTCACAGTTGATCCTAGATTACAAAAATAATGTCCGGTATCTCCGTGTCCTGCCGCTAGTTCTAACATTGTTTTATTGTTAAAAAACTCTTTTCCAAATATAGAAACAACTTTATTAATCCTAGATTCTCTCCAAGGTATATAGTGATTTTTAAACCATTCTTCAGTTGACATATATATATATATATTAATCTTTTTTATAATTTTTTAAAAAATTGTCTAAATCTTCTGGAGTTCCAATACCCCACATTTGGTTTATACGTTTGACTTTAATTTTTTTGCCGTCTTCGATCGCTTGATTAAACACCGGGCATACGTAAAACTCGTTATTAACACGAATGTTTTTTGCAATCATATCTTCTGCATATTTGACATAGTCACTACCGTGTTTCCAATAGTACACTCCCACAGTGGCTTCATTACTGATAACTTTCTTTTCAGCAACCTCGCTGACAAATCCATTGTCACCTACTCGAGCATAACTCCATTTAGGGTGTGATGCTTCAAATGTCAATATGCCTCCGTCAATTTCGTCAGCGGTGAATGCGTACATACATTCATTACTATTCCATTCTACATATTGATCACTGTTGGCCATCACCAAAGGAGCATCATTATTGATATATTCTTTTGCTAACAGGGTAGAGCAAGCGGCACCTTCTGTAATTCCATTCACTTGTACAATGTCACATCCGGGAGCAATCAAGTTAAGCAGATATTTTAAATTGTATTTTTCGTAATGTTCTTGCTGAACAATAAAAATATAGTGTGCATCTATGTTTAAGTTTTCTACAACAACCTGTATCATAGGTTTGCCATTAACTTCAATGAGAGGTTTTGGAAATGTATACCCCTGTTGAGAAAATCTACTGCCTGCACCTGCCATTGGTACTAAAACATTTAATCTGCTGTCTTTCCAAGGAATACTGTTTGTTGTCATACATGAATTCATTTGCTGTAACCTTTTATTAATTTTATTCCATGTAACGGCATGCGAATCTTCTACTGCTAATAATACTGCTCCGCTATCTAATGCACCCTGCCTGCCTATGTGACTGTCTTCAATAATCAAGGTATTTTTTGGTAGTGCATTACACATGGTCATACACTTCCAATACATTTCTGGATAAGGTTTAGGATTAGTAACATCTTGATTACTGACAAAGTAATCAACATACTCCATTACTCCTATTTTGAGCAGGCTGAGTTTTACTGTTTCTCTAATGCTGTTGCTGGCCACTGCAATTTGATAACCCTGTTGCTTCAGTTTAGAAAATATATCTACTAACTTAAGGTCAATCGTAAATTTTTTAATTAATTCAAATGTTGCAATCTGTTTACGTTGCCATACCATGTCATGATACTCTATAGGCAGACTTTTTGATTCGCTTAGTAATTTTAATTTTTTAGTAGTGTTAAGGCCATCGTACACAGCCAAATGTTCGTCTCGTGATATAATATACTTAGGATCTATTGAATTTAAGGCGTCATTAAGACTTTGATAATGTAACTCTCTACTTTCAATTAGCACACCGTCTAAGTCAAAAATTATTAATTTGTTCATGATTGTATTTAATATATGAGCATATAAATATTTCTATGAAAATTGCTATATTACTTCCTGGGCAACCTAGATTCACTCCGGGATTTACAGATTTTTTATCCAAACTTAAAGGATATGATACCGCAGATTGGTTTGTGTATTTCACAAATAACAATGTTAATCTCACCACCAATAAGCCATGGGCAATCATCCCTAGCCAATGGGAAAATTTTGAGTGGGAGTGGGGACATAATCAAGTTCAATCTATGTTACCTCCTAATAACTATGTTAGATATTTTGGAATTTCTGATGCTGATCAACAAGAATTTTTTCAACCAAAAAATGTTTCTGAAGTAGGAAATGTTAGTCATGTGTTTAAGATGTTTTACAATCTGCATAAGGTAGACCAAGCAAGAAAAAACTACGAACATGACAATCAGTTTCAATATGATCTAATTATTCGTACCAGGCCCGAACTTGGGCCTCATTCAGATATTGATTTATCTAAGTTTGATATACATGAAAATCAAATAATCATGCCAAACAACGACTGGCATGGAGATCCTGCCGCAAACGATCAATTTGCTATGGGAAAATCTAGGGAAATGAGTGTTTACGGAAATTTGTATAATTGTCTTAAAGAATACAACGATAAGGGAATAACATTTCATCCCGAAACACTAGTAGGACATAATCTACGAGAACATAACATAGTTACTGAACGAGGTAATTTTGATGCTTATCTTAATCGTTAAAAAAGGCTCCGAAGAGCCTTTTTATTGTATAATCTAAAATTATCCTGGCAATTTCTTGAATAGATCGCCACCAGCGCCGTTGCTTGCGCCTTTTGCAAACGCCTGACCTAATTGGCCTGCAGGAGAAGTACCAGCATCGCCGCTAACTTGAATAGCATTATCAAATTCAATCGTTAGTGCAATTTCCATTGGAGTACTTTCAGCATAGGCTAATTCGTTGTAATTTACTGTTTGCAAATAACAACCGCTTATTAACCATGATTCAAGAATTTGAGGCTCATGCCCTCCGTTTCCACCATCTAACATTTCAAGACGTGTCTGGAATTTGTAATCAACACCGGCTGCCGCACTTGCTTGTTCAAAAAAATCAAATTGTTTCTGTAACTGCTCACCAACTAGTGTTGTAACTAAACCGCCTACATCGTCACGAACACTTATTGCCATTGATTGCCATGTTGGTTTTCCAGCATATTTGATCTGACTGTTGTATACGTGAATAGTTTGGCTTTCGAATTGAACCTGTGGGCGAGCCGCAGTAACTACTTGTTTTGTTAATTCAGTAGTAGCCTGAGATACGCCAAATCCTTCAAAATATACTCTAAAGCGATATTTTAGTTTTGGCATCAACAAGCCTTGCGTTGTTCCGCCTATTGGTACTGAAAATCTGTTTAAACTTGCGATTGACATCTTATTGCTCCTTATTCTTTATTAAATTATAGTCCTGCTTTAATTGCGCCAGTATTTTTCAAACGCAACGGTATGTAAATAAACTCCACTGCTTTGATAGGCTCAATTGCGATGTCTAACCAAAGTTCAGAACGATCAATTCTAGTAGGAGTATTATTGCTTTCATCACAGACAACTGCAAAGTCATTCAATGCTCTCTTACTTACTAATTCTAATAAGAAACTTTGTGCCGCGGCTTTGATCTCATTACGTGTAATTTTATCGTTTGGTTCAAACAAGTATGGTTTTACTAAACGATCTAACTGTCTACGCATATAACAAACTAAACGTGCTACATTAATTCTATCTAAAGAACTTGCATTTCTTGCACGAGTGTATTGTCCAAAATTAACAATTCCAGCACCTGACAATGTGGCAATTGGGTTAATCTTAACACCGGCTAACACATCGCGTAGGCTTTGTGGAAGAGTAGTACTCTTGAATTCGCCATCTAACAAGTAGCCAACTGATGTTGCATTATCAACTCCACCTCGTCTTGTACCTGCAGGTGCAAACCATTCGTAACTCTTTTGATCACTTTCAGCAATTGTACGTAACATCATGTGGCTTGGAGGAACAACAATGTAGTTTCCTGTATTGTCATTAGTGTAACCACTTGGGTAGAACATAGCCATATATTCGTCATAACTTACACCACCGGTGTCATTATTATCAAATGCACCATTTGTATTATTACCCCAGGCTGCTAAATCGGTGCCTGTTGGTTTTAAGCGGAATGGTGTATCACCAACAACAAACGCTGTTAGTCCACGATCAGTGTTGTAAGCAATCATGTTTTGAATTGCTTCTGGATATCCAGGGCAAGCAATTAGATTAAACACAACTGA